ACAGATAGGGGTTATAAAAACTTAATGAGAATGATGATGGAAGATGGTCTCTTTAAGTATCTACCCAAGAACGATGAAGCTTGGGTTAACTTCCTCAAACCATTTATGAAATTAACAAGAAAAGAAAAAAGAAATACAAACAAAAATTAATTATGAAAGAACAAGACAGCACCAAAATGGAATTCTTACTGACGTTGAACGATAACATCGTTGTTCAAAGATTCTTTAATGTTAAAGGGTATAACCCAAAGGCAAAAAACTCCTTGGAATTATACTACTTTATTCGACAATTTAAAGACGAGATTGAGTACTACTTGAAAATGAAAACAGTTGTTTATATGATGGACAACATGGATGCAATTTTGAGTGACCCGTCAATTATGGACACATCGTTTACTGAAGGTAGCGAACAATTCAACATTTACATCAAAATCGGAGAGCAGACAATTTGTCATAGATATTTTGATGGAAAAACATTCCCACCAAAAGTTCGTTATACCGTTGACGTACGACCATTTTTAAAGAACACGTTAAGAGAATTAACTGACATTTTTTCCGAACAAAAATTAAGTTTGGAATATATGGACTTTGACCTAAACAAGTGAATATTTAATTAAACAGACGAACGCAAATTACAATATGAACAAGAACTTTGACTACTTAGGGAATACATTTCAAATACAACTTTTAAACCAACTTATCGTGGATAAAGAATTTTCAACATCAATTATGGATGTAATTGAGATTTCTTATTTTGATAACAAATACTTCAAGATTATCTTGCAAATGACCAAGGAGTACCACGCCAAATACCAATCAACCCCTAATTTCGATACTCTTGAACAGATTGTAAAATCTGAAATTTCACAAGAATTAGTTGCAAAAATTGTCCTTGACACCATCAAACAAGTAAAAGACGCTCCATTTGAAGGGACTCAGTTTGTTCAAGAAAAGGCTTTAAAGTTCTGTAAACAACAAGAACTACAAAAGGCAATGGACAAAGCCCAAAAGATTATTACCGAAGGAGACTTTGAATCCTATGACAAGGTTGAGAGTTTGGTTCGTGAAGCATTACAGGTTGGGGAAAAAGACACGGGTACAACTGATGTATTTTCTAACCTTGACACAGTACTTGATGAAGATTTTAGACACCCAATTCCATTAGGAATACCAGGTATTGATAGATTACTTAAAGGTGGTTTGGCTAAAGGAGAAATTGGTGTTATTTTAGCACCCACAGGTGTCGGTAAAACTACCATCTTAACAAAGATTGCGAACACTGCGTTTAATCTTGGATATAATGTTCTTCAAATATTTTTTGAGGACAACCCAAAGATTGTACAACGTAAACACTTCACACTTTGGACAGGTATTGAACCAGACAACTTGGTAAACCACAAAGAAGAGGTTATGGCTAAACTTACAGACATCAAAGAAACAATGAAGAACGAGTTAATTATGAAAAAACTTCCTTCAGATTCAATGACGATGAACCAAATCAAAAACCAAATCAGAAAAATGATTGCTGATGGTACAAAGATTGACTTGGTTCTTTTGGATTACATTGATTGTGTCGTTCCTGAGAGTACAAGTAAAGACGAATGGAAAGCTGAGGGTTCAGTAATGAGAGGGTTTGAATCAATGTGTCACGAACTATCATTAGTTGGATGGACAGCAACACAGGGTAACAGAAGCTCTATATCTTCTGAGGTTGTTACTACTGACCAAATGGGTGGTTCTATTAAGAAAGCACAAGTTGGACACGTTATCATTACCGTGGCTAAAACTTTACAACAAAAAGAAATGAACTTGGCAACAATTGCTATTACCAAATCACGTATTGGTAAAGATGGGGTAGTGTTTGAGAACTGTAAGTTCAACAACGAACTACTTGAAATCGATACAGAGTCATCTGTAACCTTCTTAGGTTTTGGGGAACAACAAGAAGAAAGAAAACGTGACCGAGTTAAAGAACTTTTAGAAAAAAGAAAACAAAGAGAAGAACAAAAACAATAATATAAATTAAAATAAACAAGAATTATGGACGCATCACAAAAAATATTGTCAGATTTAACCGTTTACATGAAGTACGCTAAATTTGTACCAGAATTAAACAGACGAGAAACATGGGAAGAATTGGTAACCCGTAATATGGAAATGCATATTAAAAAATACCCATCTCTAAAAAATGAGATTAAAGAAGTATACAAAATGGTATATGATAAAAAGGTATTACCTTCAATGAGGTCAATGCAATTTGGTGGTAAACCAATTGAGATTTCTCCAAACAGAATCTACAACTGTGCTTACTTACCTATCGACCACTTGGATGCATTTGCTGAGTCAATGTTCCTATTATTAGGTGGTACAGGTGTTGGGTATTCAGTTCAAAAACATCATGTTGAAAAATTACCTGAGATTAGAAAACCAAAATCAAATAGGTCAAGACGATTCTTAATCGGAGACTCTATTGAAGGATGGGCAGACGCAATTAAAGTATTGTTCAAATCTTATTTTGGAGAACAGTTATCAACACCTGAATTTGATTTTTCTGACATCAGACCAAAAGGAGCTCAACTTGTAACATCAGGTGGTAAAGCACCAGGCCCTCAACCTTTGAAAGATTGTATACATAAATTAAAAGGTATGTTGGACTCAAAAGAAGACGGTGAAAAATTAACACCAATTGAAGTTCATGATATGGTTTGTCATATTGCAGATGCTGTGTTAGCTGGTGGTATCCGTAGAGCGGCACTTATCTCTTTATTTAGTGCTGACGACAACGAAATGATTTCTTGTAAATCAGGTTCTTGGTGGGAAAAAAATCCACAAAGAGGTAGAGCAAACAACTCAGCAGCACTTGTTAGACACAAGATTACAAAAGAATTCTTCATGGATTTATGGAAACGTGTTGAAGCGTCAGGAGCAGGTGAACCTGGTATCTATTTTACAAACGATAAAGATTGGGGAACAAACCCATGTTGTGAAATCGCATTGAGACCAAACCAATTCTGTAACTTATGTGAGGTAAATGTTTCTGACATTGAATCACAAGAAGACTTAAATGCTCGTGTTAAAGCTGCGGCGTTCATTGGAACACTTCAAGCGGGTTACACTGACTTCCATTACTTGAGAGACATTTGGAGAAGAACAACTGAGAAAGATGCGTTGATTGGTGTATCTATGACAGGTATTGGTTCAGGTGTAGTTTTAGGATATAATATGAAAGAAGCTGCGAAAGCGGTTAAAGAAGAAAATACAAGAGTTGCTGAATTGATTGGTATTAACAAATCAGCTCGTATGACAACTGTAAAACCTGCGGGAACAACTTCATTGACGTTGGGAACATCATCAGGTATTCACGCTTGGCACAACGACTACTACATCCGTAGAGTACGTGTTGGTAAGAATGAGGCAATCTACAATTACTTGGTGACAAATCACCCTGAACTAGTTGAAGATGAATTCTTCCGTCCACATGACACAGCGGTTATTTCGGTTCCACAAAAAGCACCTGAAGGGGCAATTTTGAGAACTGAAAGTCCTTTCCAATTGTTAGAACGTGTTAAGAAAATTACACAAGAGTGGGTTAGACCTGGTCACAGAACTGGTTCAAACAGTCACAACGTATCTGCAACTATCAGTTTAAAGGCTGAAGATTGGGAATTAGCAGGAGATTGGATGTGGGAAAACAGAGATTTCTATAATGGATTATCTGTATTACCTTATGATGGTGGTAGTTATATTCAAGCACCATTTGAAGATTGTACTGAAGAAGAATTTGAAAGATTATTTGCAAAACTTCACTCAATTGATTTAAGTAAAGTTATTGAGTTACAAGATAACACTGATTTGAGCGGAGAATTGGCTTGTGCTGGTGGAGCTTGTGAAATCAAGTAATATTAATAATAACAATAAAAATAAGGGGGGGAAGGTAAAACTTCTCCCTTCTTTATTTTATATGGAAGATGGAAAATATGTCTTTACCGAAGAATTCCATTTAGAAAGAGGTTCTTGTTGTGGTTCAGGTTGTAGACATTGTCCTTATTTTCCTGCTCACAAAAAAGGAAATACTACTATATTTATAAACAATGGCTAATGGTGTTACATATGGTATAAATTTTCCCTTCAGAGATTCTTTTAGGGGGGATTACTTACAATTAACGGAATTAGAGTCACAAGAAATTAAAGCTGACTTGATGTTGTTATTGTTGACAAGGAAGGGTTCAAGATATTATTTACCACAATTTGGTACAAGATTATATGAATTTCTTTTTGAGCCTTTTGATGGTATTACCTTTGACGCTATTGAATCTGACATCAGAGATGCAATTGAAACTTTTATGCCAAACTTATTGGTTAATAGTTTAAGTATTACACCTGCTGACCCACAGGAAGAAGTGGATATTGCCACAGGTCAAAACGTTGTAGGAACAAGCGAATCGTCAATTTACCGATTCCCTGGCAAAGGTACTTCAGAGTACACAGCAAAAATAAGATTAGATTACTCAACAAATGGTTCAACATATGCTCAGAGTGATTTTGTAATTATAAATATTTAATACAAATGGCAAATAATAGAATATCATACGCATCTAGGGATTATCAGTCAATCAGGACCGAGCTCTTGAATTATACTAAAACTTACTATCCTGACTTAATCCAAGACTTTAACGATGCTTCGGTCTTCTCCGTATTCATTGATTTAAACGCCGCGATTGCGGACAACTTACATTATAACATTGACCGAAGTATTCAGGAGACTGTTTTACAATATGCTCAACAAAGGTCATCAGTTTATAACATAGCCAGAACCTACGGTTTAAAATTACCAGGACAAAGACCATCAGTTGCTTTAGTTGATTTCTCAATTACAGTCCCTGCTTTTGGTGATAAAGAAGATGAAAGATATCTTGGAACATTGACAAGAGGTTCACAAGTTGTTGGAGCCGGAATTGTTTTTGAAAATGTTTATGACATTGATTTTGCTTCACCATATAATTCTCAAGGTTTTCCCAATAGATTAAAAATACCAAACTTTAACTCAAATAATATTTTAGTTAATTATACAATCACAAAAAGAGAAATTGTTGTAAATGGTATTACAAAGGTATTCAAACGAGTTATTGGTGCAAATGATGTTAAACCATTCTTTGAATTATTTTTACCTGAAAAAAATGTGTTAGGCATTACAAGTGTATTATTAAAGAATGGTACACAATATACAAACACACCAACAACTGCAGAGTTTTTAGGTGTTGATAATAGATGGTATGAAGTGGATGCATTGGCTGAAGATAGAGTCTTTATTGAAGACCCTGCAAAAGTTTCTGACCAACCTGGTATTAAAGTTGGTAAGTATATCCAAACTCAAGATAGATTTATTACCGAATATACACCTGAAGGATTTAAGAAAATGACATTTGGTGGTGGTACCAATACCGCACAAGACCAATTGAACCAGTTCACAACTTTAGGTACAACATTAGAACTTCAAAAATATTCTAACAATTTCTCATTAGGTTCAACATTAACACCAAATTCAACATTGTTCATTCAATATAGAGTTGGTGGTGGATTGGCAACAAACTTAGGAACAAACGTAATCAATCAAATTGGTACTGTTTCATTCTTTGTTAATGGTCCATCTGAGACAACAAACTCAGCGGTAGTTAATTCATTAAGATGTGTTAACGTAACTGCGGCGGTAGGTGGAGCGGGTATTCCATCATTAGAGGAAATTAGAAACTATGTATCATTTAATTTTGCAGCTCAAAAGAGAGCGGTTACCGTACAGGATTACGAATCAATTATTAGAAACATGCCAGCTCAATTTGGAGCACCCGCAAAAGTATCTATAACAGAAAATGATAATAAAATTTTAATTCAAATTTTATCTTACGATACTTCAGGTAAATTAACCAATATTGTTTCAAATACTTTAAGACAAAACATTGCAAATTATTTATCAAACTACCGAATGATGAATGATTATATTTCAATATTCAGTGCTGAGGTTATTGACTTGAGTGTTGATGTTGCGATTGTCTTAGATTCAGCTCAAAACTCAGGACAAGTTATTTCAAGTGTTATTGATAAAATATCTGCATACTTTAACCCTCTATCAAGACAATTAGGTCAGAATGTTTATCTATCCGAGATTAGAAGTATTATTCAAAATACAAATGGGGTATTAACCGTTTCAACTTTAGATGTGTTTAATGAAGTTGGTGGTCAATATTCATCGGCAGAAACCTCTATGGAATACTCAGACCCAGAATTAAAACTTATTGGTCCTGTTGATGATACCATATTTGCTCAACCATCACAAGTGTATCAGATTAGATATCCAGGTAAAGACATTAGAGTTTCGGTTAAGAACTTCCAATCAATTACTTTTTCTTAACAAGTTTATTTATTTTTTCTTTGGATTATTATTTAATTGTGTGGGTTCACTTTAAAAATCCCGCATAAACTATTTATTAACTAAAGACATTAATGGGTCAATCATATAGAATAAGGACTGAATTAGGGGTTAACAAAACAATCAACGTACAATTAGACCAAGAGTTTGAACAGTTAGAGATTTTATCTTTAAAAATACAACAAGAAGATGTCTATATAAGAAGTTGTGCCGATTATGGAGTTATTGTTGGTAGGGTTACCGCTAACAATGGTTTTGGATTACCAAACGCAAGAGTGTCAATATTCATACCTATTACAACGGTAGATGAATCAAACCCAATTATTTCAAGTATATACCCATATAAATCACCTTCAGATAAAAATGAAGATGGATATAGGTACAACTTATTACCTTATGAAAAATCTTATTCTGTTCACGCAGCAACAGGTACAATACCATCAAGATTGGATGCTCTGACAGGAACAACCGCTGTTGAAATATATGACAGATATTATAAGTTCACGGCCAAAACAAATGATAGTGGGGATTACATGATAATGGGGGTACCATTAGGGTTTCAAACTGTTGTTATGGATGTTGACTTGTCTGATATTGGAGAGTTTTCATTGACACCACAGGATTTAATTAGAATGGGTCTTGCAACTGAAGCTCAAGTTGCGGGTAATCGTTTTAGAACATCAACAGATTTAAATTCATTACCTCAAATTATTAATTTGGTTAAAGGTATTGAAATATCACCACTTTGGGGTGACCCTGATATTTGTGACATTGCCATTAATCGTCTTGATTTTGATTTGAGAGACGAGGCAAATGTTAATATACAACCAACATCTGTTTTTATGGGTTCAATTTATTCCACTTCAGACGCTTACCGAGTTAGGAGAAATGCAAAACCTAAAGATGATATGGGTAATCTTTGTAGTTTACAATCAGGACCTGGACAAATATTAGCAATTAGACAAACCATCCAACAAGATACTATTGGTAATCCAATACTGGAACAATATCAATTAGAACAATCTGGAAATATTATTGATGGTGATGGTGTTTGGTTAACTGAATTACCAATGAACTTAGATTATTATATAACTAATGAATTTGGTGAAAGAGTTATATCAAATGACCCAACAATAGGTATTCCAACTAAGGCAAAATATAGATTTAAAATTAAATGGACTCAACCAACGGCATTAACTGAACAAACAAGACGACCATATTTTTTAGTTCCAAATATTAAAGAGTATGGATGGACAAGTTCGGTAATTGACCCAAATTTACAATTTAACCCATCGTCTAACGCAGAATTGGCTGGTTCATATTATTTTGGATTAGATTGGACCGGATACACAAATACTCAAGCGGCAATAAATTGTGATGATACTTTTTATCAATTTGACTTTAATAAAGTTTACACGGTTTCAGGGTTAATTGATGAATTTAAAAATGGTGGAAGAGGTAGGTTTATTGGGATTAAAGAAATTGACAGTCAAGATTGTGAAAGTACTATTAATAAATTTCCTGTAAATGAAGGTTTTAGAAATTTTGATTTTATTTTCTTTCTATTTGCAATTTTAATGCAATTGGTTCAAATAATTGGTATCCCATTATTAATTGTTTATCATATTGCTGCGGCAATTTTAGAAAATTATGCGAAACCTTTAATTATTGCATTAATTGGGTGGATTATTAAAAACGTTATTGCGTTTGGATTTTTGGTTGCGGTTTATATTGCGTTAATTATTGCGTCTTTTGGTGTTAGTATTGCGGGGGTAGTATCTGCGGTACTACAGTTGACCGTATGGACAATTTTGTTAATTAAAGCAAAGAAAATAAAAAAATTCATTGAACAACTAAGGTTTGGACCTTTTAAATTACCAATGGTGACTTATCCCGATTGTCAGGCTTGTGAATGTGACCCAGAGATTCTACAGTCTTCTACAAACGCCACTGAGTCTTTTTTAGTTAGTCAATTATCTAATTCATCGGCATATTATGAAAATTTAGTTAAGGCTCAAGAAAGGGCAACATCACAATCTCCAAGTGATGATACTTACGAAGCGAACAATTCATTATATGCTCAAATTTTAAGTGAGGCACTTGCAGGATTTGGTTCTAGTAATACTAATCCATCTGCATACAAAAATGGTGTGAGTTCTATTGTTACATTTCCTGACAGCGATAATACTCGAAGATTTGCTGTTTCAAAAACAATAACACCAGGAGAAAGGATAAACACTTTTAATGTTAGAAATAAATATTTCCAAGGGATTAATAGAATAAAAGCTACTTTTGCTTCAGATGTAAATAATCCTGTAGGTTTGTATCATTATGATAATACTTTAACTATATTATCACCTGAAGAATTTGAACCAGGTACTCTATTAACTTTTGTGAATCCATCATTAACCACAGATAAAAATTATTTGTGGACAGGAACTACTGGTGGTTCAGTGTTACAAGGAATAAATGGTAGAATTCAAACTGACCAATTTACTACTCAAGTAAAATATGCAATTCCAACAGATAATAGTCAAACTACGGAATCGACTACATTATATACTATACCAAGTGCAACAACTGAGTGTGTTGATAGTATTACTATAGATGTTACTACTTCAGGTACGGTGACATATAATACTTGTAATGGGGGGATTGTTATTTATAGTGCGTTAACATTAGGGTCTCATACAATAACAAATGTTAATTGTATAAGTACAACTAATTTAGGTGGTACTGCAGAATATACGGTAGTTAGTTTTGGTGAAAGTTGTCAAAGATATGTATATCCTTCAGATATTGAATACTATCAAGTACTTACTGCTATTACAATTACAACAAATATTGTTAATGGTGTACCACAATATTCAATACCTAATTTAGGTAGTGGTGTTGGGTTTTGGAACTATTTAACTGCACCAAGCTCAGTTCAAATTTATAAAGAAGTTAAAGGCAATTTAGGTAGTGATGGGTGGCTTGAAGATGGAGCACAACAAAATTTAGCCATAAGTAATTTTGCGGATTTTTCTGACTCAAAAATTTTAATTTTACAAAGAGGGGTTGACCCATATTCCCCAACGTTAATTAATCAATATGGTATTGGTAAGATATTGGGATACCCAAATGAAAACGACGTAATCATTACGGCAACAACAAAAATGAATATACCTGTTCAAAAATTACCAACAGGTTCAGTAACTACTGTTCCACAACATAACGTTCAAAATAATATTTATTTTTCATCTTATGTTTATAGTCCTGGTGTGGTAGGTTCAACAACACCTGGTTTACAATTTTCTTCATACACCACAAGTAATGTTGGATTTTATGGGGCATTAGATTCAACAACTCCCGATAGAACTATTAATTCAGGTCCAACATTTGGTAATGTTTTTGTACCAGCAACAGTATTCATTGATAAAAGTCCGTCATATGGAATAGCTAATGGTGTGGTAACCAAAACATCGAATGATTATTATTCATCCGCAATATCGGTTAGTAAGTATGATACCGCCGAGGATTTATCGGGTGGTGCAATATTAAAGTTAACTCCATTAGTTTTAAATACTATTATTTTAAATGTGATATTCCCGTTGCTCTCTTATAAGGCATATAATGACCCACCGAGTAGGGTATACTTTAGCCCAATTTTATATCCAACATTAACGGGTTCAAGTGCGTTGAACATTGTCAATTCTTCAAGAAATGTTATGAGAACTGACAGATTACCATCATCTGATTATATCGATAGTGGTGTTATAAATGGTAGTGTTAGTTTATTACAACAAAACGTAGGATTTTCTGCTTATATTATTGGTGGACAAGGAGCACCCATTAATGTAAGTGGTTACGATACAGGTGCATCTCAAGTTAATGCTGATATTGAGGGTCAACTTGCTAGTGTCAATGTGTTAGAGTCATTAAGTACTTGTGAGAGAATGGTTGGTCTTAATTGTTATAGTGGTAATAGTGTTAATTTTGGTGTTACTGCGGGATGTCAAAGTAGTGATTCAGTTCAAAATGGGTGTTATGTTTTTGCGGTTAATCCTTGGACAGATTTACAAAAAGATTTAAGGGCGTTTAGTGAGTGGGGATTTAGATTTAGATTTTTCTATGGGTTATGTCGAGGTGTTTTATCTCAAACATTTACCAACAATTGGGTAAATGGTTCATTATACACATTTCCAATACAAGTTGATACTTATTTTGACCAACAAAATAAACCATTACCACCTCAGTTTGCCAAAGAACTTGTTTATTTTGATGATAAGACTAATAACTTCTATTACAGAAGTTCACCTTATTTGTCAGGAACAACATCACCAAGATTTATTGGAAGACCAACTCTTGGATTAATAAACCCCGTTAATGACAGAAATTTATTGTTCCCAACAACAATTGTTAATTTGGGTATTAAAGATGATTTTTATCAAGAAATAATTTTTGACCCGTCAGCTAAAGGGTACATAATGAATACATTAAATCCAACAAGTTATTCGGATACTTCAGATTTGGTAAATTTATTTGTTATATCTCGTATTACAGACGAAGGATATTTGGCTCAACTTTTTACTTTTGGTAATAATGGATTGAATCAATTATTTACCAGACCCGATAGAAGAATTGATGGTGATTTAGCTCAAAGTATGTCAATTAATTCTGAGTATGGTGTAATACCTTTTTCACCTGAGTTTTATAGTGTTTATGGTACAAGTAATGACCCTGTTGTTATTTTGGGTGGACTTGATGACCCAACAATGGGTGTTTTCTTTTCTTCTACCACAGTTGATTTACAAAACAAAGACTTCTTAACGCCTGGAGTTATTGATTTTAGACCATCAAATAATGCAAATGCTATAACATATCCTTATGGTATTAAATCTCAGTATGTACCGTTTTATCAGTGGGGATTAAATCAACCATCAATACAAAGTATTTTTGGTTCACAATACAATGATTGGGTTACAAATCAATCATCAAATATTAATACTTCAGGTATTTTTGGATATAACTATCAATCATTAGATAGAAGAAATATTGGGTCGCCAAGTTATTTTATTGGGTCAAATTCACAAGTAAGTGATATATACGAAAGAGGTTATATCTTTAATGTAAACCCTAATGGTTCATATTCTTACAATGCGGGAACTTATCCAAATAAATTCTTAGTTAGCGCTCCATTCCATTTTTATTTTGGAGTAAATAAAGGATTAACTGCGTTAGATAAATTTAAAACAAAATATTCTGTAGGTGAATAAGTTTACAATTATACCGAGTAGTCAGGAATATCAGGCGGCTCCATCAGTTGACCAAGATATCACTATTACTTTAGAGCAACAGAGTCAACAAATGGTTGAATATGACCGAAGTCAAAGTATTAGTTTGGCTCAAGTATTTGATGATGAAAGACAAAGTAGTGGTATATTCAGACCCACATTCAAAGTTAATTATTTGTATGGTAACACATATACAGGTACTACTGAATATGTTCCATTTAGAAATACTTTATATTATGTTAATCCCGAACAATCTTTTGTTAGTACTATATGGAAAGGATTTCCACAATATTATGAATTTGATTTTTATAGGCCTAACATATCTGACCAACATATTAATTATGTTGCAAAAAGTGCCTACACATACAATTGGACATATTATATTAGTTATGCTCAAAGTAACAATTATTTAAAACAAATGTCATACACATTAAATAATAGTAGTTATGATTGGTATGCGTCCGAAGGTATTCCATTTTCAATTATTAATGGAACTCAAAATGGTAGTAATGTTATTAGATTTCAATGTATTGCACCACACGGATTAACTGTTGGTGAGTATGTTGAATTACCTTTCTTTTATAATCAATTAAATTTATTCCAAGTTTATTCATTGGGTAATAACCAATTAGATAGTGACCCCTACGTTTTTAACCTATTCAATTTTGGATATACGGGTACCACATTTGCCAATGGAGTTACGGGAACATTTAAAAGAGTTATTAATCCTGATAATTTATTGGAAACAAAGTCAAAATATTATGTGAGGGAACATAAAATTTTAACAAATGTTGGAGATTGTATTATGGTTAAAAATGCGTTTGAAAAGAATCTATTTAACGAAGAGAGAAAATTTGAATATAGTTCAATAACACCAAACCAAATTTCAAGAATATCTCAAAAGACTAGTAGTAATTCATATAATGTTACGGTCAATTACGATTTAGATTTAAATGGAGTGTTGGATAATCAAAAACGACCTGTTAGTGAATTATTTTTAACTATTATTAATAAAGGATATACGGGATATTTTAATCAACCAAATAATGGTATAGGGTTAAAACAAGGTTGGGAGTTTAATTTGACAAGGCCAATAAGTTCTTGGTGGGATTTAAAAAATACTTATTCCGATACAAACATACAAACATCAAATTATACTTTGACTAGTGGTGTTACAAAAACATTTTATTATAATCAAGATTTAAAAAAAGATGATTTAATTGATGGTGACTTTTGTGAGTGGAATGATTATAACCAAATTGAAAGGGTTATTTCACCGTACTATCAAAAACTGAATTACAATCAAAACGTATTTCAAACTACTGAAACATATTCAACAAATAGTCCTGGATTTTATTACAAACCCCACACATCAATGAGGATTAGAGTTTTCTCTGATTATGTTGAGACTGCGGTTGCGGAACAAGTTGAAAATGTGCCTTTCTATTCTTTTTATTCTTCTGCCGACCAATCGTTTAGATGGAGAGACATATATACTTATGGGTTTAAGGATAACCTTGAAAGGGGTGTTGATTTCCCATTTATGAACAGCGCTCAATATCCATATCAAGAAGCCATCTTTAGATTAATACCTGAAGGAATAAACTATAACTCTTTAGGGGTTCAGTACCCAATTAAGCCATTGTTTGATGAGTGTGAATAAAGTTAAAATTAATTTAGACGGTTTTGTTGACCGACAACTTACAATCCCCATTCAGTTAACGTGGGACTATGTTGGGTTGGACCAAAGTATTGATGAATACGAAAGTAAAATCATTACTGAGGTTATTGGTGTTGGTAGAGATTTTGAGGTAACTCGATTTGCTCATGCACCTTTGACAGGTACAACAACTGAACCAACGGATATTAAATATGAGTTTAATTTTTATTCAGGAGGTTCTTTAAATGATGCTACAAATTGGAAGTCCAATTATCAGGTGGAAGGGTTTACAACTCAAGAGATTTTTTATTATACAAACAACTTTACCAATTCATTTTTTAAATTGGATTTGTATGACAATGTTGATGAAAAAAGACAGACCAATTATATAACAATTATTATACCGACACAACAAGGGTTAAAGATGGACGCAATCATGCAGACGACACCTGTTAGTATTAAAAAACCATATTTTGTTTTGGACTATGTTGGAGACAAAGAAGGTTTCTTTATCTATTGGTTAAAGAAAAGAACATTTTTGGATATCAAAACATTTTATATGACTGCCAAGTTCTATGATGCAAAAAATGGATACTTTACAAAGATGATGAATATGCCACAATCATCATTACCTGGTAACAAATATATCTTTGATGGTTCACAATATTTTTATTATCGTGTTGAATTAAATTATGAAAAACATGATTATCAAATATTCAACATGAATCCAAATCAAACAATATATCTTAATGATGCTCAAAGGGCGGGTACATTGGAACCCATAAAATGGTATGAATATGTTAACCCATAATGGAAGATTTTTATAATATTATAATATCACCTGAAACAATTAAGGGTGACTTGTTTATTGTTAATATGCAAGGTGAAAACGTTGGACCAACTTATACTGGTGAAACGACTGGTGTTTATTCGGGGATGACCCAAGTATTGACTGCGGGACCAAATGGAAGTTCAATATTATCAGGAATTACAATTCCAATTTTATTCAGACAAACTGCGGTTGACGTTGGTTACTTTAGTCCATTTGATGGAGCGGTATTACAGAAAGATGTGGTTGCCAATTTTATATTCTCATCAACAACTTCAAACCCATATGTTTATAATGTGTATAATACATCAAGTGAGTTTCAAAAATTTCTTGATTTATCATCTTATAAGGTTAGTTGGGGTGATGGGACGCCATCGCAAACCATTAGTTCATACACACCCAATTCAATCGTACACACTTATCCTGTTGCAATTGCTCAATATACAATTACATTGGAACAAACAAATCCGTGGGGAATTACAAGAGTTTCCAAAACAATCACGACACCATTTTCTGATGTGGTCATTAATAACCCAAATGGTGAAGCGTTTTTTATTCCTGTGGGTGGTAATTGGATTGAAACTCCAATCAGTTATAACTACATATTTTCAGGAGATGCCGTTAACGAAGTATCTGCTCAAACATCAAATAATTTTACAACGGTTCCATTTACGGTTTCAGGTTTAACAAAATCCAAACTTAATGAGTTGGCGATGTATGGACCATTAAAATTCCAAGTTGGAGTTCCCGTTATTAAGAACGGTCAAATATGGGGGGCGATAACTAATACTGCAACAACATTCACCGCCTATACAGTTAATTTGGTTGATTACTATGATTACATAGACGGGACAACAATATTTTTTGAACAATCTTCAGGATTTACAGAGAATAATTTAACACAAAGACCAATAACAAAAGAGGAAGTTTTAATCAAAGTTATTGACCAACCACAAATACAAACAAATGTTTTTGTTGAACGAGGAAAGAATTCAGCATACGAAAGAATCCAAAGATTAGGGGAGGTTGACAATTTAGGTGACATGATTAATTACGGATATGGATTTTTTAACGTTGAAAAAAAGAACTAAACTATTTATAAGATAAAATAAGATATGGCAATCGGTTCATACGGCACAATTAGACCTTCAGACGTTTCACCTGAAGACGTAGAGATTATATTAAATTATACTCCATCAAGGGATGTTACGAGTAATTTCGTCCTAACACAACTTGATGCACAAACAATTCTTAAACCTTATTTCAACAACACAGAAACAGGTGGAAACGCTGGTGTTGAGGTTTTGGGTGGATTATACAACTTAACATTACCTGCTGAGCAGTTCAACGCTCTTGGGATTTACACACTATACTTAAGACCCGCACAAATCAGAACAAGAATTACTGATTGTGGTGTGTTAAGTGCTTTGCCAAACGTAAAAGGAATTGTGATTGATATTTCAAATGTTCCAACACAATATCAAAATAAATTTGTTCCACAAGGATTGGTTGGATTTAGAGTTGAATATTTAAATCCTGATGGTTCAAAAATACCAAATTTCTTTAGAGTTATTACATCATCGTTCTTTTGTGAACCTGTGGTGACAAACCAAACAAATACAACACAAAAAGCAATTAGATATAGATATGTTGATGGAAATTCAAATTTAATATTCTTGACTTTATCACCATCATCATCCCCAACTAACAATCCAAACGCAACACCATTTATTGGTCAGCCAAATCAAAACATTATTATTTCAAATACATTTTTTAACCCAATTACTTTGGAAGTTGAAATGGTTGAATACGACGTATCATCTCTTGCAATTGCTCTTTATGGTAATCAAACCAAATCAATTGATGATGGTGTTTATACAATATATGACTCTGAAAATAACATATACAGACAATACAACTTGTATGAAATTAGAGACCAATTTAATGCATTGTTATATGAGGTTAGACAAAGTAGAGGTAATAATATTGATTTCAGTAAAAACTTTACAAACATAACTGGTTAATGGCAGTAAACACAACAAATACTAAATACTTTTATCCACCAAGACCAGGTAATGGCGGGGGGACTTTCTCTGACAACATTGTAGGATTACAAACTGTCGAGGGTGGAGGACTTACGCAAGGTAATTTTGAGTTTACAACAGGAGTAACAGAAAAAGTTAATCGTACATTCAATGTCGGAGCGTTCTCAGAACCAATGACTTTGGATATGATGAATATTGATAGTGTTGAAGAGAGTCGAAGAATACTTGCAACTCAATTTAGAGTTTATCCAAACTTTGATATTACTCAAGTTCTTAACTTTTCGATGTATGGTTCTCTATCTGAAAGATTTAGGGTTTCAATTACTCGTGTTATTAATTATTTCCCAGCGTCTTTAGATATTATATTTACTAATAGTGATTTCTCAACAGGTAATACTGCTTATGATATTGTTTATGATGTTCAAAATGATGAAACATATTTCAAGGTTAATGTTGATAGAATAAAAAATCCATTTGATATTGATTATTCTATTAGTGCGTCAACTAACTTAACATTGAGAGAGTTAGATGTTTCGCCATATAGAAATCTTAACAACACTTATTTAGATTATTGTGTTAGCATTGATGATAATATCTATAAGGTTTTGGCGTTTATTCCGTCTACCACATTAACATCAGGTGATATTACATTTTACGTTTCTGGTTCACCATTTGGAACAACGGCAACCACAATCCAACAAGAATATCAAATCAGACCAAATGATTATATTGTTGACAAAATATTTCAAGAAAGTTTTGATGAGGTTGAAAAATTCTTACTTAATAGATTAGTTAGACCTGAATATACTGCGGTATTTCAAGTACCACAACAAAATGAATTTGGTCAAACATATACGGATTATCAACAAGTGACTTGGCCAAAAGATGGTCCTTGGAACTTAGATATTAGTTCATTCTTATTTGACTCATACTTGGAACAAATCCAAGCAATTGCGGTTAATTTGGATTCGTTTAAGACCAATTTAATTTCAAGATTCTTAATTTCAGATTCTTTAAAAGAATTTGATACTTTGGGTAGAAAAGTTGAAAAGATATTCCAAATTTACGGTAGAAGTTTTGACCAAATAAAACAATTTATCGAAGGGTTGGCTTACATGAATTCTGTAAACTATAATCCATCAAATGATATACCTTCACAATTATTGGCTAATTTATCTCAAACATTAGGATGGTCATCTAATTTTTCACCAATTACAAATGAGGATTTCTTATCATCTGTTTTTGGTAATACATCGACACCAACTTATCCTGGTTATGCTCGAGCTTTAACGCCAACAGAATTAAACTATGCATATTATAGAAATTTAATTCTTAATGCCTCATACCTTTTTAAATCAAAAGGTACGAGAAGGTCTGTTGAATTTTTATTAAGATTGATTGGAGCACCTGATTCACTAATTGAATATAATGAACACATTTATTTGGCTGACCAAAAAATTAATCTTGACCAGTTCTATAATCAATGGGCTCAAATTTCAGGTGGTACTTACGTTCAAGAAACACCATCTTATGCTGTAGGTCAAACATATAGTATTTATGGACAAATTTATACTGCATTTACAGAAACCGCAACATATACTGATACTAATATAACATTAGCAGCATACCCTATAGATTTTGAAGGATATCCAAAAGCTCCTGTCAATACGGAAACATACTTCTTCCAAATTGGTGCTGGTTGGTATGAAACTACACCATCACATAGAAGTCCTGATAATGTTGTACTTACGGGAAATGTTTACACAGGACAAAACTTTAGTATCCAAACACAATTACAACCGTTTACTTACGGTCAGACTTATTTGAATAGATTTAGGGACTTCCCTTATATGACGGAAGGATTTAAACTTCAAAAAGTTGTTGATAATAATAAATCATGGTTAGCGGACGATGATAAAATTAGAGTTTCAACTCAAGGAGATTACAATGCATACTACTTTATCGATAATGAAAAATTAGTATTAAACGTAAAGAACGTTGACATATTCTTAAATCCGGCCCAAGGTCTTGTTTATGATGTTTGGGACCAATCAAGAAGATATGATTACCCAATTCCTGAATCAGGTTTAACCGTTGGTTATCCTGTACCAGGTGGTGTTGATTGGACATATGTTGACCCTAAGCCTAAGAAGAAAACATTCTTTGAATTCTCTCAAACTTTTTGGCAGAATATGATTAACACTCGAAACAGACAATACATCTCTGATGGTAAAACGGGTGGTTATCCTACATTACAATCTATTTGGTGGAAATACATCGAATCAGAACAAACTGTCGGGTTGCCCAACAACAAGTACACGTATCAAAAGTTAATCGATTACGTTAATGGTATAGGTCCTTATTGGACTAAGTTGGTGGAACAGATGGTTCCCGCAACAACCATTTGGAATGGCGGGGTTAGATTCGAAAACTCTGTACTACATAAACAAAAGTTTGTTTATAGAAGACAAAGAGGTTGTCAGTTTATACCAGTACCTGTTGACCCATGTTATATTATATCAAACATTTTTGATTACACATGTAATTCAGAGTATGTTGAATTTTATATTTATCCGTGGTTAAATGGTGATATTAATGTATCTGATTTTAATAGTATTCTTGCAAATAGAATTAATAATATGTTATCATCAAGTGGACTAACACTTAATGAATGTTATCAAAATTCAGTTCAGACAGAATGGTATGTTGATTTAAGAATTAATAACCAAATCATAATTCAAGATAGTTTTTATAATGGGTATGGTTATAATGATGTACCAACAGATTCGCAGTGGAGAAACGCTTTAATAGATTATCTACCAACTTTATATGGTTATGGCTACACATATTTCTTAAATGGTAATACATTAACAATAACTAATTTAGGATGTGTTTCCCAAAATTTACAAGAAACGGTAGTTTTAAACGTAGGAATAAATATTAATATAAATTGTACTAGATAATGTCAGTGTTTAATTATAACATAGCGGTTACGGGGGATTGTTCAAATACAAACTCAGGGTCAATTAGTTTGACTTTGACTGGTGGTACTCCACCATATACAGTACAATGGTTAAGTCCTGTATTATCACCTGATATTGTTACAACATCACCTGCGGTTAAAACGGGATTAAGCGCCACAACATATGCGGTTAGGGTTAATGATAGTACCCTACCAACAAATAGTGAATTTTACATTAATATACCAGTATCAAGTGGGGTATGTGCAAGTATTCTTGGAGTTATGGGAACAACATGTTCTGAAAATAACGGGGCAGTTACAGGAACATCGACATCTGATTATTCCTCAACAAGTTTTTATTTATATCATGGAGATGGGGTATTTTCTCAATCTGCAACTACAAGCCAATCTACCGTTGAATTTGGAAGCCTAACAGCGGGAACATATTATATAACTGTTCTTGACTTGGGTGGTTGTACAGGACAAAGTGCCAATTTTATCGTTGAAGATTCCGATACATTAGATTATGGACTATATGTGGTACCAAACTCATCTTGCGGAGGTAGTGCTATGGGTAAAATTATGATTACTGGTTTAACAGGTAGTCCACCATATACATATCTTTGGAACACAAGTGCCACAGGGTCAACTGTAACTGGATTAACTGCGGGAAATTACTCTGTTAGTGTCACAGATTTTTATGGATGTGTGACAACAAAGTCTGCAACAATTGTTGATGTACCGCCAATAGGGTTGGGAATATTTACAGCAACGGAACCAACTTGTTTTTCCGCCGATGGAGTTTTAACCATTCAAATTACGGGAGGAACCGCACCTTATTACTATTCTGCATCCACAGGTCAAGTGGTGGTCCAATATCCGACATCATGGTCAATATCTGGATTATCACCAGGAAATTATTCTTTCCAAGTTACCGATGCAGCTTTATGTACAATCACGGTAGGTACAACTCTAACATCACCAAATGGTATAACGTCTGTTAGTATTTCAACACAAGGTTCAACATGTTCAAGTAATGGTGGTTCAATAACTGTTTCGGTTATTGGAGGTACATCGCCTTATATCTATACTTTAATTTATCCTAATGGGAATACATTAAATGTTAGTAATAATCAAACCACTCAATTATTTTCAAATTTAGCTTCGGGAACATATTCAGTTTCGGTTCAAGATGAATCGGGATGTTTTTATATGGATGAGGTTACATTATATGCTACTAATACCTTTACAATTTCCACTGAAACTACAGGAACAACTTGCAATCGTGATAATGGTTATATCACAGTTAACAAGAGTGATGGGGGAGAATCTCCATTTGACTATTCATTAGATGGTTTAGTTAATATAAATGATACTACATTATCTGCAATTACATTTGATAATGTTTCATCGGGACAACATACAATTACCGTTACAGATAGTACGGGTTGTACCCAAACTACTCAAGTATATGTTGGGGAAAGTTCACCGTTAGATTATAGTTTATATAGCACTTCCTGTGGTACAGGTTCTGATGGGATGTTAACTGCATTTATCTCATCTGGTACTCCACCTTTCGTATTTACTTGGTCTGATAATATACCTAATAACCCACAAGAAATTACTGTCACAGGTTTAACAGGTGGAACATACAATTTAACAATAGTTGATGATAATGGATGTTCATTATCAAGAACTACCAGTATTACTTGTGATGCGGCATATGTTTCTTATCAAACTTATGTAATGGGGTCTCAAGTGTTTAACATTCAATCACAAACTAAGTTTGGATTGTTACAAATGTTGAATGTTGGATTTGATGATTTAACTTCGGGAAATACAAGTTGTAGTTTAATATCTGCAACTTTTACAGTTAAAGTTTCCGTAAATCCTTTAGGTATAACAACAAGTGATACGTTCTTTACAACAACATCTTTAAATGTTGCACCAAGTGATAATGATTATTATGATACAGTTGTTAGTTTATTAAATACAATACCTGGTATTGGTGTAATAACGGTAGATTCTGCCAATAATCAAATAATAATTCAAACAAGTCCAACTAACAATAGTTTAAATGGTCAGGAAATTATTATTGAATTGATAATCGTTTATGATACAATTTGTTTAACATGATACAGGTAAGAATAACGGAAATATCGGGAGGTACATACCCAATTGATGTCTATATATCAGATGTATATGGGAACTATCAAACTTTACTTGGTACTATAAATACAGGACCCGTTCCACCTACAGTTGAATATAATAACACAATACCTTCAATATTTAATACTGCTCCTGAGATAATGTTAACCTTAACGGATAACAATGGATGTAGTATTTTTAAATTATTACAATGTACTTTTGGTTGTACTTTCCAAATTACTATTGAATTGGCTTCTTGTGTCGTCAATATTGATATTCAAGAAGCAAATTGTAATTTTTCTATTGTATATTCAGACCCTTCTTGTGTAATATAAGATATTTTTATTTTTATAATAATCTGTTTTATTTTTTTTTTATTCAAATAAGATAGTCGTGGTATTTATTAAGTAAAACAACGAATGTCGACTTACTCTATATTAGTAACAAATAATGCACCTGGATGTGGAACTGAAATTGAACAACAATTAACAGTAACAGGTTGTACCACATATATTGTTAGATTAGCATCTAATTCAAACGCCTTAGGACCATTTAATGTTTATGTTGACAATGTAATTTATTATTCCGCACAAACAAGAACAGACATGTTTAATGGGGTTGTTGTAACCCTTGAGTGTGTAACGCCAACACCTACACCAACACCATCAGTAACTTCAATTGCCACAACCCCAACGACTACACCAACAAATACACAAACACCAACTAATACTGAGACGCCAACTCAAACCCAAACACCAACCAATACTGAAACACCAACTCAAACTCAAACACCGACAAATACTGCTACTCAGACTCAAACACCGACAGTAACTCCAACAAATACACAAACACCAACTAATACTGAGACGCCAACTCAAACCCAAACACCAACCAATACTGAAACACCAACTCAAACTCAAACATCTACTCAAACCCAAACTCCAACTCAAACCCAAACTCCAACGGTAACTACAACTGCAACACTTACACCTTCTCCGACAGCATCTGTTGGGTTAACTCCTACTGCGACTGAAACTCAAACTCCTACACCAACTGAAACACCAACAAATACACCTACTAATACTGAGACTCCAACATTAACCCCTACTCCAAGTGTCACACCCGCTGGTGTTATAATTAATCTTGAAGCATTCTATTCGTCTGGTTCAATTTATGCAGGTTATGGTGCCACTGCGTCAACATTGTCTGATGTTGCACTTAACATATCATTTATTGACGAAATAGAAACAACGGGAATCCCAATTTTTAATTCGGTAAATATTGTAATTCCGTTTGGGGAAACAACAGGATTTACACAAACCGTATTAAACGATGTTTATACCGACGCAACTCAAATATCTATTTTTAATAACCTTATAGTTAGTGCGCCTGGTTCAATTTATACTTATGCATTTATTACAGGATATACGTATAACGCAACACCTACGCCTACACCAACACAAACTCAAACGCCAACTAATACTGAAACTCCAACAAACACACCTACAAATACTGAAACACCGACACAAACTCAAACACCTACAAATACTGAAACACCGACACAAACTCAAACACCTACTAATACTGAGACTCCAACACAAACTCCTACAGAAACACCAACACAAACTCAAACACCGACTAATACTGAAACACCAACATCAACTCAGACACCGACTAATACAGAAACTCAAACACCAACACCAAGTACAACTGCAACTGCAGGTTCAACACCTACTGCAACTGAAACTCAAACACCTACCCCAACTGAAACACCAACTCAGACACCAACAAATACTGAAACTCCAACTCAGACACCAACAAATACTGAAACTCCAACTCCAACACAAACTCAGACACCAACAAATACTGAAACTCCAACTCAGACACCAACAAATACCGAGACTCCAACACAAACTCAAACACCTACTAATACTGAGACGCCAACTCAAACTCAAACTCCAACTAATACTGAAACACCAACAAATACACCAACAAATACCGAGACGCCAACTCAAACTCAGACACCTACAAATACAGAAACACCTACTCAAACTCAGACACCAACAAATACTGAGACTCCAACAAATACTCCAACAAATACCGAGACGCCAACTCAAACTCAAACACCAACTAACACAGAAACACCAACTCAAACTCAAACACCAACTAATACTGAGACTCCAACTAATACACCTACAAATACTGAAACGCCAACCCAAACTCAGACACCAACTAACACTGAAACGCCAACCCAAACTCAGACACCAACAAATACTGAGACTCCAACGAATACACCAACACCAACGGTAACTCAGACACCAACTAACACAGAAACACCAACTCAAACACCTACACCAACACCAACTAATCTACCATTCTCGGCTTACATTTTCCCTGAACCAAGTGATGTTAGTTCAACTAATAATCTTGGTCAATATATGTCAGATAATGGTGCCGTTTCATTCTATGGTTATTGGCTTAATGGTCAGGTTGCTCCGGCCGCAGGACCAAATTATTCTCCTGATTTGGACGTTTATGCTCATTTCTCAGGTTGGTCAACTACTGTTGATGGGTTCCTAACGCCTGTTACAACTTTGGCAGGACCAATAAGACAAGTTTCTGGTTCGGGTAATGATTCTTATGGTTGTGGACAAAATCAATATACGTTTGGTACTATCGCGGTAGCACCTGGACAAGTAGACCCTAGTATTCAATACTTCTATTCAATTTGGGTACCATTGGCGGGTGTTGGAGGTACAATGACAAATATGACGGTAGATATTGGTACTGGTAGTGCATGTGCAACTAATGTTATCAATGATGGTACGCCTGACCCAGGTTTATCAACACAAAACGTTATCGTAACTTCAGGAGCAGCCATTCCTGCAGGGACTTATAGAGTATTATGGTTAGGTTCGTATGCTGAACAACCAGTGGCACCTCCATTGTCTGTTACAATCTACTTTAAGGGGGACACTAAAACATAATATAAAAACATATTTTTAATATAAACAAAACAACATGTCATTTCCATATAAAAATCCTATAACCGCAAGTCAACTTTCAGGTTCTGAATCCGTAACAAGGACAGCAACATTTGGTACTAATTTTTCTGTACTCCAAACAGGTGGATATATGGAGGTATATTCACTTTCGGATTTAAATTGGTCGACATACGGTGTAACATCAGGAGCAATTCAAAATTCTGGTAATACAATACCAATTCAATTCACGAAAGGAACGGGAAGTGCATTTTCACGTGATGTATTAACGTTAAATTCTGATAATATATCTTCAGGTAGAAGGAGATTAGGTATGCAAGTATTTGTTCAGGAAACTGAAACTGTATATCAATATACAATACCAAATTATGATACACTATGGAATGCGTTGACAGGATTAACAGGTAACTCTGGAATTACTGTTACTGACTATGCAACATCGGTTAATGACCGTTCACAAGCGGGTAGAGATTTTATTAACGCTTGGACTGGTTCGACAATTGAAGGTCAAAGTGGGACAACAGTAGGAGATGCTCGTTGGAGGATATTTTATGGTAGTGACGTTCAAATTACGGGTGGTACATATTTTTCAGGTACATCAGATTTAGATTTATATAATAATACTGGCGGTACAATAACAATTACAGGTTTAACTGCTCCAATTACAGGTGGAACTTATAATAGTGGTAGCCAAACTTTAACTCTTACCAATTCACTTGGTGAGGATATTCAGGTAACTGGATTTACAAGCGGTGGAGGTGGAAGCCCTCTTACAATTTATGATGCCACGTCAGGTGTAACGGCAACAAACGTTACAGGTATGACTTTTTCAGGTGCTTCTGTTATAGATAACGGAAGTGGTAATGTAATAATTAATTTTACAGGTGGAACAGGAACATCGGGTACTAGTGGTACTTCAGGAACTTCAGGAGAATCAGGAACTAGCGGTACATCAGGTTCAAGTGGTTTAAGTGGAGTTGATGGTTCAAGTGGTTCTTCAGGAACTAGCGGTACATCAGGTTCAAGCGGTTCAAGTGGCTCTTCAGGAGAATCAGGAACTAGCGGTACATCAGGTTCAAGTGGTTCAAGTGGTTCTTCAGGAGAATCGGGAACTAGCGGTACATCAGGTTCAAGTGGTACTTCAGGAGAATCGGGAACTAGCGGAACATCAGGTTCAAGCGGTTTAAGTGGAGTTGATGGTTCAAGTGGTTCTTCAGGAACTTCAGGAGAATCAGGAACTAGCGGAACATCAGGTTCAAGCGGTACTTCAGGTTCTTCAGGAACTTCAGGAGAATCAGGAACTAGCGGAACATCAGGTTCAAGCGGTACTTCAGGTTCTTCAGGAACTTCAGGAGAATCAGGAACTAGCGGAACATCAGGTTCAAGCGGTACTTCAGGAGAATCAGGAACTAGCGGAACATCAGGTTCAAGTGGTACTTCAGGAGAATCAGGAACTAGCGGAACAGATGGTTCAAGTGGAACTTCAGGTTCATCAGGAACTAGCGGAACAGATGGTTCATCAGGAACTAGCGGAACAGATGGTACTTCAGGTTCATCAGGAACTAGCGGAACAGATGGTTCATCAGGAACTAGCGGTACAGATGGTTCATCAGGAACTAGCGGTACAGATGGTTCATCAGGAACTAGCGGTACAGATGGTAGCTCAGGAACTTCAGGTTCATCAGGCACTAGCGGAACAGATGGTTCAAGTGGAACTTCAGGTTCATCAGGAACTAGCGGTACAGATGGTTCATCAGGAACTAGCGGAACAGATGGCTCATCAGGAACTTCAGGTTCATCAGGAACTAGCGGAACAGATGGTTCAAGTGGAACTTCAGGTTCATCAGGAACTTCAGGTTCGTCAGGTACTAGCGGAACAGATGGTTCATCAGGAACTAGCGGAACAGATGGTTCATCAGGAACTAGCGGTACAGATGGTAGCTCAGGAACTTCAGGTTCATCAGGTACTAGCGGAACAGATGGTTCAAGTGGAACTTCAGGTTCATCAGGAACTAGCGGAACAGATGGCTCATCAGGAACTTCAGGTTCATCAGGAACTAGCGGAACAGATGGTTCAAGTGGAACTTCAGGTTCATCAGGAACTAGCGGTACAGATGGTTCATCAGGAACTAGCGGAACAGATGGTACTTCAGGTTCATCAGGAACTAGCGGTACAGATGGTAGCTCAGGAACTTCAGGTTCATCAGGTACTAGCGGAACAGATGGTTCAAGTGGAACTTCAGGTTCATCAGGAACTAGCGGTACAGATGGTTCATCAGGAACTAGCGGTACAGATGGTTCATCAGGAACTAGCGGAACAGATGGTAGCTCAGGAACTTCAGGTTCATCAGGAACTAGCGGAACAGATGGTTCAAGTGGAACTTCAGGTTCGTCAG